ACGGCAGTTTCCAGGTCCACCACCTTCTCAATGGTGATGGCAGCACCGTTGGTGCCCATCGCCACCGAGCCAATGCCGGAGGTCTGCAGGATGCCGGTGGGCTGACCGGAAGCACCGGAGCCGTTCAGGATGCCGAGGTCGATGGCGAGGTTGATGCCATCGGTCAGGTCACGACGCACCAGCTCCTCGATACCGGGAGTGCCCTGCAGCAGGGTCTGGCGGCTGTACTTGGACAGCGCAGCCAGGTTCTTGGGAGCCATCGTCACCTGGTCAAAGGTGGACTCCGACTGGGTGATCGCGGTGGTCTGGGTGCTCAGGTAGTAGGTCGAAGACACACCGGAGCGGCGGGGGATTGCCACGTTGCCGACCAGGCCGGGCATCGTGCGCACCCCCAGCTGGAGCATCACACCGTTGTTCCGCAGGAACTCGATGAAGTCCTGATCCAGCAGGTCGGTTTGCACCAGGTTGCCGCCGGTGGTGGCGCCACTGGTGACATAGGTGGCCCGCTGGCCGCTCAGAGCCGAGAACGGCACGAAGAACGAACGCTCGGTGGTCTTGGCCACACCGGACTTCTCCACTTCGCGGGAGAGGTCACGCACCAGGCCAGCCGCGCGGCTCGACCAGTCGCCGGTCAACATGGCGCGGATGCCGGCGGTGATGCTGTAGCCAGCGCGCTCGTTAGATGCCATCTCAATGGGAGCCACGGTCTCGACGGGCTTGATGCCCAGCTTGTCGAGAACAGCAGCGCGAGCCTCGTCGAGGCTGCGGCCGCCGTCGATCAGCTGGCGGCCAAGGTCGGCCATGCCGTGCTTCTCGGCTAGTGCGGTGATGCCGGCAATGCGGGAGCGCTCAGCCTTGGCAGCCTCGGCAGCCGCTTCAGCCCGCACCGCTGACAGGTCAGGGGTGTTTTCCATCGGAACCTCAGGCTCAGGTTGGGGGGGTGTTGATGCGGCGGTGGCCGCAGGTTGAGCGTCGAGAGCACGCCCGACGCCGACCGTTGGGTCTGCAGCTATACTAACCACGCTCACTTCGTAGGGACTCCAGCGAGTCGCCACGAAGTGTTCGCCACGTTGTTCCATCTCGGCGATCTGATAGCCGACGGAGACGTTGCGCAGCACGCCGTCGCGAACATCGGCGAGCACCTCCTGAGCAAAGGCGTTGCGGCTGAATTTGACCGCCACGTAGCCGCGCTTTTTCTTGCCGTCGATCCAGGCGCGCTCGACCACGCCGATCACCTTGGCGGGGTCATGGTTGAACAGCAGCGGCGCGCCATCCTCCAAGCGGACCAGATCTACCGCCTCGCGTGTGTGGAGCAGGATCTCCTTGCCGAAGTAGCGGTCAACGGGGTATTCAGAACTGAAGGGGAACTCGATTGAGCGCTCGTCTTCGCTGACCTGGAAGTCAGCTACCTCGGCGCGCTTCAGCACCGGCCCCTCAAGATAAGGCGATAGGTCCATCGCTGTCCTCGCTGTCCTCGGTGTCATTCTCGACATTATCGCTGGTCGGATCCTCATCACTGGCCTCGGCCTGATCCTCGGCCACATCACCCGGCTGCTGGGTGCCTGAGCCGTTCAGCTCATGCGGGTCGGTGTCGAACATCAGATCCAGATCGGCGGCCATCTCGAGCTCGGCGGCCCTGGCCACCATCAGCTCCTCAAGGTCGCCGCCTTGCTCGGCCACCACCTCGCCTAAGGTCTTGAAGCCGCACCGCACCGCATCCTTGTAGGCCTGCACCTCCTTGGCTGGATCCACCCACGCCCAGCCGCGCGGCATCCACCGGATCTGCCGGTAACGCTCGGGGTCGGTTTCGTAGAACGGCAGGCCCAACGTGCCGCTGAGCACGGCCATTTCCAGCCATGCCTCGAACACCGGCTGGTGCAGGTTCTCGATCAGGTACTGCTGCAGCGCGCGCCAGTGGTCCCGATCCTCAAGCAGCGAAAGCCGGCTGCTGCTGTAGTTCGTCTGGCTGAAGTCGCGGCTCACGCTCTCATAGCTGCAGCCCAGGCCCGCAGCCATGGCCCGCAGCATCGCCCGCAGGAACGGCTCGAACTGCCCATCAGGCGCGTCGAGCGCCGGCACCGTCACCTTCTCGCCTGGCGCCAGGTACTTGAACACGCCGGGCTCGAAATTCGATACCCGCTCACCGTCCACCACCTCGGCGCCCAGCAGCTCGCCCTCGGGGCTCTCGATGAAGCCCATCAGAGCGCTCGAGGCCCGCGCGCGGATCACCTCGGCCTCCTCGTAGCCCTGCAGGTGATGGAGTCGCTGGATCGCACTTGCCAGCCACGGCACACCGCGGGTCTGGCCCGGTCGATCCATCAGGTACAGGTGAATGATCTCAGCTGCCGGGATCAGCTGATGGCGCGCACCGGGCTGCCCTTGGAACAACACATCACCGGGGTGCTTCTTCAGGAACGCATACTGCACCGGCCGGCCCCAGCGGTCGCACTCGACGCCCATTCGCCATTCGTTGCCGTCGATCGTGCTCTTGCCCGTGTAGGTGTCATCGAGCAGATCCGACTCAATCACCTCCAACGCGAACGGCACCTTTCCACCGCCAAACGGCTGCCGCACCTTGCGGATGAACACCTCGCCCGACTCGGCCATCGCGCCGAGCACCAGGCGCTCCATGTTGTACCAGCTCAGCCGACCGCCGGTGTGGCAGTGCTGCTTCTTGCTCCACACCTTCCACGCGTTCTCAATGACATCGTTCACCGTCTGATCCAGCCGGCCACCGCCGCGCAACATCCGCACCTGCGCCTGCATCTTGATGCCGGTGCCCACCACGTTGTTCTTCACCGCGCGGATCGCCTGGCGCGCGTAGTCGTTGTCGCGCACCAGCTGCCGTGAGCGGTTGCGCAACCGCGGCAGGCTGCCCTTGATCTCAGCATCGGCACTGCTGCCGCTCGTCACCCAGTCGCTGGTGAGCCTGCTCACCATCGCGCCCTGATACATCCGTCGCCGCGGTGTAGGGGTCGGCTCAGGTTTGCCGCGCTGCAGCCAGCCGAGGATTGAGGATCGGATGCCCATCAGAAGCGCACGAAGAGGTTGTGAGGGTTGCCGAGGCCGTTGGCCTGCAGCTGCGCGGCTTGCTCGCGCTTCACGCTGGCCTTCAGACTAGATTCCAGCGCCAGCAGGTCGGCCAGCTCCATCTTCTTCAGCCGCCGGCTGCCGATCGTGTACTCAGCAACAGCGCCGCCCGCGACCATCGCGCGGATCGCACCCTGCACCGCGTCGAGATCCTTCTGAGCCTGGCTGCGGTTGTCGATCGCGGCCGGCATTCCGGTGTAGGCCAGGTTGGCGTCGATCTCGAACTGGCCCGAGCCGATCGTGACGGCCTCGCTGGCCTTCGTCGCTACGGCCTGCCAATAGCCCGTGTCATCAGCGTGGAAGGCCTCGGTGGTCGTGGCCGTCAGGCTGAACTCCCAGCCCGTGCCATAGGGCGTGCCCACCGCAGTGGCGCCGTGATGGTTGCGGTTGAACCGGAAGTAATAACTCAGCGTCCAGTCGGCACTGGTGATCGCCTTGCCCAGCTGATCAACGCTGGCGTTCGTTTGCCACTTAACCGTGTCGCCCTCGGTGATCCGTGCTGGGAAGTTCACTGGCCTACCAGTTGCGGACAAACGCCGACGGTGCGGCTTTCTCCGATCTTAGGCGCGGCTTGCGTGCATCGGTATCAGTCTTTTCCAGCCGCTTTTCCAGCTGATCCCAGATCGTTCTGCGGTCGTACCGCTGATAGAGGCGATGTACCGCCGCATACGCATAGACCAGGCAGTCCAGCGCTTCGTTCCTGGCGCTTGGTTTCTTCACCCACTCCCGCACCGGGAAGCCCTTCACGTACCGCAGCGCCTGCTTCTCCGCCGTCAGCTGCTTGAAATACTCGCTGCCCGTCTGCGCATGAAAGTGCAGGTAGCCCGGCCCCGGCTCGTTGTGTTTCAGCCGCCCGAACAGCGTCGTCTTGATCGTGTCGCTACCCACCGGGAACAGCTGCGCTCCGCGCTTCAGCGTTCGGCCCTGCGCGTTGATGTCCACCTTGCTCGCCTTGCCGATCGGCGCCTTGCCCCGCTGGCTCTGACCCTTGATTGCGATCACACCCACGCTCTGCCGATCACGCGCGTACTGGTACACCTCCGCCGTCGCGTGGCCGCCCGAGTCCACGCACACCACGTCCGCGCGCAGTTTCACGCCGGCCGCGTGCTCCCACTCATGCAGCACCATCAGGTCAAGCTGCTTCCACACCTCCGCCTGACACGGGTCGCCGAAGATCTCCTGGTGATCCACCAGCCAGCCCTCCTCACCCCGGCCCCACGCCCACACGCTCATCGCCAGGCGGTCGCCCGCTGACCCGCCGCCGCCCTGCACGTCCACGCCGATCGTCACCGCCAGCGCGCCCTCCGGCAGCTGGCCCGACGCATACGGCTCGCACCGCTGCAGCAGCGCGTCGGCGCTCACCTTACTGGCGAAGTCTTCCTCCCACGTCTCGGCCAGCCGGGTGTTGACGAAGCTCTTGAGCATCGGCGCGTCGGTCTTGGCCCGCAGGAATTCGTCAACCATGTCGGGCCAGCTCAGCCATCCGAGCGGTGAGTAGAGCCCGCTCAGCTGGTAACCGGCCGTCTTGCCATCGCTCGGTGCCGTTGCGCGCCACTCGCCCTGCCGCAGCAGAACCGGCTTGTGGATCTCAGCGAACCGCTCGCGGCAGTGCTCGCACTCGTAGACCGCCGTGCTCGGGTCGTTCTTCTCCCACTTCAGCTGCGACCACTTCAGCCACTGCATCTCCGAGCAGCTCGGGCACGGCACGTAGAACCGCCGCTGGTCGCTGCGCTGGAACTCAGCCTCGATCCGGCTGAAGTCCTTCACGGTCGGGGTGCTGGTGAGCAGGATCTTCCGCCGCGCGAACGTCGTCGCCCGCTTCTCCGCCAGGCTCACCGGGTCGCCTTCACCATCCACGTCAGCCGGGAAGGCGTCGATCTCGTCGCAGAAGATATAGCGGCACGGCGTCGAGCGCAGGCCCGTTGCGCTGTTGGCCCCGGTCAGCAGCATCATTCCGCCGGGAAACTCCTTCGCGAACATCGTGTTGCCGCTGTCCCGGCTGCGACTCGGCGCAATCTTCTGCGCCAGCACCGGCGTCTCGGTGATCATGCTCTCCAGCCGCTGCTTGCTAAGCCGCTTCGCCATCTCCACCGTCGGCTGCACACACAACATCGGGCCTGGCGCGTGGTCGATCACATAGCCCAGCCAGTTCGAGCCGGCCTCCGTCTTGCCAGTCTGCGCCGCGAACATCATCACCACACGCTGCACCGGACTGTTACTGCTCAAGCAATCCATCGGCTCGCGAAGGTACGGCACCCGCCCGGTCCGCCACGGCCCCGGCTCCGCGCTTGCCTTGCTGCTGAGCTTCCGGTAACGGTCCGCCCACTTGCTCACCGTCAATGGCTCCTCAGGTCGCAGGCCCTCTAGGAATCCAGCCCTCCATGGGTTAGCCATCAAACAGACCAGGCTGCCGGCCATACACCTGGGCAGCAGCGATGCGCCGCTGCGACAGCTCGTAAAACTCAGGCTCGCGCTCGATGCCTATGAAGCGGTAGCCATTTTGTGCTGCCACCACGCCAGCCGCACGCTCGCACGCCATCGCGCCGCGCCAGTCGATGGTCATGAACGCTGCGCCGGTTGGCTTCAGCACCCGTGCCAACTCTGCCCAGACCTGCCGCATCCACAAATCAAAGAACTGTGTCTCATTGGGGATTGAGGCCGACGTGCTGAAACGGCTGCTACCTGTTCCGGTGTTGGCGTATGGCGGGTCCGTGATCACGGCATCCACCGATCTGGCGTCCAGCGTGGCCAACACTTCCAAACAGTCGCCAAGTCGTAGGTCGATCATCGGCTCAGCCTAAAAGCCTTGTCAGCTCCAGCAAGGCCGCCCGATGCTCATCCGTCAGCACCGCATGAATCACCGCCGGGTCCGTCTCGCCCGCCAGCTGGTGGCTCAGCCGGTCGGCCAGGTTGGCCAGCGCCTCGCGGATGCTCCGCCCGATCTGAAAGGCCTCCTTCTTCACCTCATCCGCCGGCACCAACTCCTTCCGTTGCAGCGCCACCTGCAGCTTCGCCAGCTCCGCTTGGTAGTGCTCACGCCGTGCCCGGCTCTCGTTCAGCTCGGGGATGGCATCATCCGGCAGCGCGTCGATCCGTTGCCGCAGTTCCCGCGGGCTCTGCACCTCGATCGGGTCGGCCACACGCACCTTCGCGTTGTGCGTCGCCTTCGTGTTCCGGTCCCACAGCTCCAGGGCCCGGTCGCGATCCAGCCACCGCTTACCGTCCTTCTCCACCACCGCCTCAGCGATGCGTGACTTCGTGGCGGCCGTCACCGTGCCCTTGACGCAGCCTTTAATCGCCGCGAACTCGCTAAAGGTGACCAGCAAGTTGTTGCAGCCTCTTGTTCGGTCTAAATGTTAGTGATTATTGAACTATCAAACAGGTGCGGGGGGTCTATGGGTGTCAACTTACTGGAAATTACCGTTTAAGACCCGTGAGGCCTGACGCTAGAGCTAGATCGCGGCTTGCGAAAAAAC